CTACTGACTGGCCCAGATGATGCGCGCCATCCAAGCCACGTCGGCGCGCGGGATGCTGCGGTCCGGATGGGCGCGGTTGATCGACATCAGCTCGATCTTGGTGGCCGTTTCGCGGGTCAGCTGCTTGGCCATCACCTCGCCGCCCTTGGTGCGCACCACGACGCGGTCGTTGCGGCGGATCTGCGCCGCCGGGGACACGATGATGGTGTCGCCGTCGCGGTAGACCGGATCCATGCTGTCGCCGGAAATCTCCAGCGCGTAGGCGTGCGGGTCGCCAATGCTGGGGAAGAGAAGTTCGTCCCAACCCACGCCGGACGGAAAACCTGCGTCGTCGAAATAGCCGGCGTTGCCCGCCTGCGCATAACCGATGACCGGCACGCGCTGAAGGGAGCCGGAGCCGGCGGACTCTCCAACCAGACTGACGAACTCCGATAGCGACGCCCCCGTCGCCTCCAGCACCTTGGAGACGCTTTCGGTCGAGGGCCAGCGGAGCTTCCCGTCGCCGGTGGTCCGCTTGCTCTTGTTGAAGGTCGTCGGATCGAGCCCCGCGCGCCGCGCGAGCCCAGAGGCCGACAGCCCGTTCTGGGCTGCAAGGCGGTCGATCGCCCGCCAGATGTCCGCGTGTTTCAGCATGGGACGATAATCACATAAACGTCGCGCGTCGTCCCTAGGAACCTTTTCATATTTCCCTTGACGGAGGAATAAAATCAGTACATAACAAGAACAGACGTTCGCCTTTGCCGAGAAAACCGGCGCTGGAAAGGCCCATGCGGAGAGCAAGGGCGGTCCTGCGAACGCAAACCGTGCAAATCATTCGAGAGATCCCAAGCATGGCTCTTCAGCGCAGCACGCCCACGCCCGCCGTCCGTCCCCCCGCCTTTCCCAGTGCCGAGGGAACGCCGTTCGGCAGCGCCGAGGAGGCGTGGTTCTGGTCGGTCCAGGCGAACGAGGCCAAGGCCGCGGGTGCCCGCGTCACGGCCGGGCGCGGGCTGGTGCCGCGCCCCTGCGAACCCGACGACGTGCTGCGCGCGGTCGACCGGCTGTACCGCCGCCGCCTGCTGCTGCGCGACCACCTGCATGTGCTGGTCCATTATGGCCGCCGCCTGATGCCGCCGGACCCGCAGCGCCACCGCGAGCAGCGCGCCCACACCCTGTGGTGCGAGGCTTTCGCTCAGCTGGATCCTCTGCTGCGCGAAAAGGGCATCGTGCAATGAGCAGCCACCCCGTTGCCGGACCGGCCCCGGCGCCGCGGGCCTGGGTGGTGTTCCGCGGCGATGCGGAGCTGTGGTGGCTGCGCCTGCTGCGCCCCGGCTTCCGTCACTGCTTCGCCATCCTGAACGACGGGCGGCATTGGGTGATCGTCGATCCGCTGTCGCCCTTCACGGACGTGGCGGTGCTGGACCAGCCCGCCGCCTTCGACCTGCCGGGCTGGTTCCGCGGCCAAGGCATGGCGGTGTCCGCCGCCCCTGTGCGCCGCGGCCTGACCCGCCCGGCACCCTGGGCCCCCTTCACCTGCGTGGAGGCGGTGAAGCGCGTTCTGGGGCTGCATGCCCCCGGCGTGCTGACGCCCTGGCAGCTTTACCGCCGCCTGACGCGCGCCGCCCCCGCGGCATGACCCTCCGATCCCCCCGAACCATCCGAACCAAGGGAAACCCGCCCATGGCCAACCTGTTCAAGGCCCCGCGGCCTTCGTCGGCCGCCAGCACCGCAGCCACGTCGACATCCACTTCGACATCCACCGCGGCGACCACGCCCGACCCCACGCCCGCGCCCGTGGTGCAGGCGACCACCCCGGCTCCGGTCGCGACGCCGGACCCGGTTCCGGCCGCCACGCCGCCCTGGTGGGCGAGCGCACCGGCCATGCCGGCCCCCAGCCCGGCTCCGGCCTCAACTCCGGCGCCCGCCGACCCCCAGCCCGTCCAGACGCCGACCACCCCGTCCGCGACCCCCGCTGAGCAGGACACGGCCAAGACGGCGGAGGAACTGGTGCAGCGGCGCGCGCGCAGCCAGCAGGGCACGGTGCAGACCTCCTGGCGCGGCGTGCTCGACACCAACCTGCTGATGCCGCTGCGCAAGCGCCTGCTGGGGGAGTGACGCGATGAGCGACGCCATCACGGCGGCCAGCGCCGCCCCGTCCGCCGCCCCGCCCAGGGCGCGGCCCAACTTGGCCACGGAGCCGGAAGCCCTGCTGGAGCGCTACCGCGCGGCGCGGGAGCGCCGGTCGGTCTGGGAAAGCCACTGGCAGGAATGCTACGACCACGCCCTGCCGAACGGGCAACCGTTCGTCGGCACCGGTGCGCCGGGCGAACGCCGGGTGGACCGGCTGTTCGACGGCACCGCCCCGGACGCGGTGGAGCAGCTGGCGTCCAGCCTGCTGTCCGAACTGACGCCGCCCTGGTCGCGCTGGTTCGGGCTGGTGCCCGGCCCGACCCTGTCGGACGCGGAACGCGACCGCGTCGCCCCGATGCTGGACCGCGCGGCGGGCATCGTGCAGGCGCATTTCGACCGCTCCAACTTCGCGGTGGAAATCCACCAGGCCTTCCTGGACCTCGCCACCGTGGGCACGGCCTCGCTGTTGATGGAGGAGGCCGCCCCCGGCGCACCGTCGAGCCTGCGCTTTACCGCCGTACCGCTGGCCGAGGTGGTGCTGGAGGAAGGGGCGGACGGCCGGCTGGACGGCACCTTCCGCCGCAGCGAGCCGACGCTCGCCCAGATCGAGCGGCGCTTCCCCGGCGCCGACATCCCGGAGGAGGTGCGCAAGCGCGGCACCGACGAGCCCGACAGCCGCTTCCCCCTGGTGGAGGCCGTGCTGCCTGACGGCGTCGCCTACCGCTGGACGGTGGTGCTGGACAGCGGGCTGGCCGAACCCTGCCGGCTGGCCGAGGGACGCTTCGCCCAGTCGCCCTTCATCAACTTCCGTTGGCTGAAGGCTCCCGGCGAGACCTATGGACGCTCCCCGGTCATGAAGGCGCTGCCGGACATCAAGACGGCCAACAAGGTGGTCGAACTGGTGCTGAAGAACGCCTCCGTCGCCGTCACCGGCATCTGGCAGGCGGACGACGACGGCGTGCTGAACCCCGCGACCATCCGGCTGGTGCCGGGGACGATCATCCCCAAGGCGGTGGGCTCCGCCGGGCTGACGCCGCTGGCCAACCCCGGCCGGTTCGACGTGTCGCAACTCGTGCTCGACGACCTGCGCGCCCGCATCCGGCACGCGCTGCTGACCGACCGGCTGGGGCCGCTCGACCAGCCGCGCATGACCGCGACCGAGGTCGTGGAGCGCTCCTCCGAGATGGCACGTCTGCTCGGCGCCACCTTCGGGCGCCTGCAGGCGGAGCTGCTGACCCCGCTGCTGCTGCGCGCGGTCGGCATCCTGCGCCGGCGCGGGGAGATCCCGGACATCACCGTGGACGGCCGGCTGGTCACCTTGCAGCAGCGCTCCCCGCTCGCCCAGGCGCAGGCTCAGCGCGACGTGCAGGCGACCCTGCGCTGGCTGGAAACGGCGCAGCAACTCGGCCCCGAGGCGCTGGCGACCGTGGACGCTGCCGCGACCGCGCGCTGGCTGGGCGAGGCCTTTGGCGTGCCGGCCACGCTGATCCGCGCCGAGGCGGCGATGTCTGCACCCAAGCCGGCGGAGGCCGCCCATGGCTGAGCGCCGCGGTTGGGACTGGCTGGACGGCGCATCACCCGCCGCACAGCCGGATGATCCCGCACCCAGCTTCGCCCGCTGCTTCGCCGGGCCGGACGGGAAGCGGGTGCTGGCCACGCTGAAGGCGATGACGCTGGGCCGCACGCTCGGCCCCGACACGCCCGACGCCGCGCTGCGCCACCTGGAGGGGCAGCGCCATCTGGTCGCCGTGATTCTCGCCCTGGTCGCCCGTGGGCAGGGCGACTGAGTTTTCCCGATCCCCCTTGGAATCTGCTTTTTTGAAGGAGTGTTCCCGATGGCCGAAAACCTGCTGACGTCCTCCGTTCCGGGCTCCGCCGTCCCGCCGGCGGCCTTGCCCGCGGTGCCGGAGAAGTTCCGCGACCCGCAGACCGGTGCGGTGCGCGTCGACGCGCTGCTGAAGTCGTACCTGGAGTTGGAGCGCAAGCTGTCCGCCCCCGGTGCCAACACGACCGATGCTTCTGGGGCCGACGCTTCTGCGGCCGATGCCCCGGTTGCCGAGCCGGATCGGCCGAGCCTGCTGAAGATGCTGGGCGTGCCGGACGGCCCGGACGGCTACTGCATCGCCTGCGACCATGGGCTGTTCCAGCCGGACCCGGCGATCAACGGCCGCCTGCACGGCGCCGGCTTCACGCCGGAGCAGGCGCAGCTCGTCTACGACCTCGCCGCCGAGCGGCTGGTCCCGCTGATCCAGGAACTGGCCGCCGAATTCCAGGCGGAGCGGGAGGTCGAGCGTCTGACGGCCCATTTCGGCGGCGAGGAGCGCTGGCGGGACGTGTCGCGCCAACTGCTCGCCTGGGCCGGCAAGAACCTGCCGCGCGCGGCGGTGGAGGGGCTGTCCACCACCTATGAAGGCGTCATGGCGCTCTACAAGATGATGACGGGGGCGGAGCCGGCCGCGCTGTCCATGCCCGCCGCCCCGGCGCCGGGCGGAAGCGAGGCGGAGCTTCAGGCGCTGATGCGCGACCCGCGCTATTGGCGGGAACGCGATCCGGCGGTGGTCGCCCGCGTGACGGAAGGGTTCCAGCGGCTCTACCCCATCGCCGGCTGATTTCCTCGACGGATTCCCCCGGAGCGGCGACGCTCCGGGGGATTTGCCGCTATCGTGTCAAAATGTCGCAGAGTGGGGCGAAATTCCGCCGCACGGTACCGTCTTAACCAATTGGGCGTTGCGCGGATGAAGTAAAAAAGCGAGGCTCCGTGGCCTGATGACAACCGGCCGGATACACGGCCACGGACGGACGTGCTGTCGGACTTCCCATGACGCTGCGCCGCAAGATCCGCTGGCTGACCTGGATCGGCCTGATCGGCTGCCTCATGGCGGCGATCCCCGCGCTTTACCTGCTGCGCAGCGGCATGATTTCGGAGCGGGAGCGGTTGACCACCGCTCTGGTCGAATCGGCCCACGCGATGCTTGCGGAGGTCAATGCCGCGGTCGAGGCTGGTGCCGTGCCGCGGGACGAGGCCCAGGCCCAGGCGCGGCTGGCCCTGCGCGCGCTGGGGCGCGACCCCTTCCACGTCAGCGTCTTCACCGATGGCCGGGTGCCAGCCGGCTGGCCGGAGGAGGCTGCGGCGATTCGCAGCAGCATGATCTTCGCACCCTGGGGCTGGGCCGTCGCCGCCGCCAGCGAGACCGAGGATCTGGACCGCGAATTCGCGGTGGAGGCGTTGGCCTTCACGCTGTTCCTGGCGGTGCTGCTGGTTCTGAGCTGGCCGCTGTCCATCTTCCTGTCGGAACAGGTGCTGGGACCGGTCGAGGCGCTGTCCGGGCGCATGGAGCAACTGACCCAGGGCAACACCGACATCGACATCCCCGGCCAGGACCGCGCCGACGAGTTCGGCGCCATGGCCCGCGCCATGGAGTATTTCCGGCGGGCCGCCAGCGCGCTGATCGAGCGGGACGAACGCCTGTTCGGCATCATGAACAACGTCGGCGAGGCCATCGTGCTGGTCGGCGAGGACGGTGCGGTCGAAGAGCACAACCCGGCCGCCGTGGCGCTGTTCGGCGTGCCCGGGCCGCAGCTGGAAGGCCGGCGTTTCGTGGAACTGTTCGCCGAACCGGACCGCAAGCAGGTCGGGGCGTTGCTGAGCGGGCAGGGCAAGGGCTGCGGCCGGACCGACCGTGCGGAAGAGTTGGGCATCGAGCGGGTCGATGGCCGGGTCGAGGCGTCGCTGACCGTCTCCTGTCTGGAAGTGCACGGGCGGCGCAGCTACGTCTGCGCGCTCGCCGACATGACGGAGCGGCTGCGCCACGAGCGGGAGTTGCTGAGGCTGGCGACCCGCGACCGGCTGACCGGGCTGCCGAACCGGGCGCTGGTCGAATCGCTGCTGGAATCGGCGATCGAGCGGGCGCGCCGCCACGCGCGCTGCTTCGCCGTGATGTGCCTGGACCTGTCGCGCTTCAAGCTGATCACCGACACCCTGGGCCACCACGCGGGCGACCTGCTGCTGCAGGAGGTCGCGGCGCGGATCGCCGTCACGGTGCGGGCGAGCGACACGGTCGGCCGGATCGGCACCGACGACTTCGCCGTGATCCTGGAAGAGGTCCGGGACGCGGAAGAGGCCGCGATCATCGCCCAGCGCATCGTCACGGCCTTCGATGAGCCGGTGTTGCTGATGGGGACGGAGCATTACGTGCGCCCGTCCATCGGCATCGCTCTGTTCCCGGACCACGCCGACAACGCGCAGGAACTGATCCGCGCCGCCGACACCGCCCTCTACGCGGCCAAGCGGATGGGCGGCAAGCGGCACGCGTTCTTCCGCAAGGAACTGGCCGACCAGGCCCACCGCCATCTGGCGCTGGACCGCGACCTGCGCGCCGCCCTGGCCGGCAACCAGTTCCAGCTGCATTACCAGCCCAAGGTGTCGCTGATCGACTTCTCGCTGGAGGGGTTCGAGGCGCTGCTGCGTTGGGAAAAGCCGGGGCACGGCATGATATCCCCCGGCGAGTTCATCCCGGTGGCCGAGGACACCGGCTTCATCGTGCCGCTGGGCGACTGGGTGCTGGACGAGACCTGCCGCCAGCTGCGCGACTGGCTGGATGCCGGACTGGACCCGGTGCCGGTTGCCGTGAACATCTCGCCCCGTCACCTGCGGCACCGCTCCGCCGACGATTTCCGCCGCATCATCGACCAGCACGGCCTGTCGCCGGACCTGGTGGAGCTGGAAATCACCGAAGGTGCGGTGATGCAGGACATGGACCACGCGCTGGCCGTGCTGGAAGCGCTGAAGGCCATGGGCATCCGCGTGGCGGTGGACGATTTCGGCACCGGCCATTCCTCGCTCAGCTACCTGAAGCGGCTGCCGGTCACGACGCTGAAGATCGACCGTTCCTTCGTCGCCGGGGTCCCGGCGGAGCGGGAGGACAACGGCATCGTCTCCACCATCATCGCCATGGCCGACATGCTGGGGCTGGCCGTGGTGGCCGAGGGCGTGGAAAAGCAGGAACAGGCCAACTTCCTGCGCCACCACAACTGCACCCTGGTCCAGGGATGGCTGACCGGCCGCCCGGTGCCCGCCGTCCAGGCTGCCGACCTGCTGGCCAAGCGGATCAAGCAGCCGGCCTGACGCCGGACCTTCGAAAATGCCGATGAGGAAGGGGATCGCCGGGGCGGTCTCTTTTTGCGTTCGGGCGGCATCTCTTTGTCGTGCGCATGAGGAAAAAAATCTTGACATGATCGGCGAGAAGTCCTAGAACCGGTCTTGCCAACGCCCAAAGTGCGTCCCCTCTCGCTGCGGGCGGCGGCATCTCCCGAACTCCCCTCAAGCCTGTCCTGGAAAGGGCTGGCCGGATAACCGAAAGGCCCGGCCAGCCCTTTTCTTTTTCGCGCTTCGCCCGCGGCCGGGCGCGCCTTTGGCGTGCCTGACAACCGGGTGGCGGAATGCTTCCCGCCGGACGGGACCCCGCTGAACGCGAAAGGAACCAAGTCTTATGTCCACCTCGATCGCCCAGGCCTTCGTCAAGCAGTTCGAGCGCGAAGTGCACGAAGCCTACCAGCGCATGGGCTCCAAGCTGCGCAACACGGTGCGCACCAAGAACAACGTCCAGGGTGCCTCCACCGTCTTCCAGAAGGTCGGCAAGGGCACGGCCTCCACCAAGGCGCGCCACGGCGTCGTCCCGGTCATGAACCTGGACCACACGCCGGTCGAATGCACGCTATACGATTTCTACGCCGGCGACTGGGTTGACCGGCTGGACGAGCTGAAGACCAACATCGACGAGCGCCAGATCATCGCCAACGCCGGCGCCTACGCGCTGGGCCGCAAGACCGACGAGCTGATCATCGCCGAGCTGAACAAGTCCACGAACTACGCCGGCAGCAACGCCGACGGGCTGACCAAGGCCAAGGTCCTGGCGGCCTTCGAACTGCTGGGCGAGGCCGACGTGCCGGACGACGGCCAGCGCTACGCCGTCGTCGGCTGGAAGCAGTGGAGCCAGCTGCTGAGCATCGACGAGTTCGCCAACACCCAGTATGTCGGCCCGGACGAGCTGCCCTGGCGCGGCACCCAGGCCAAGCGCTGGCTGGGCACGCTGTGGATGCCGCATTCCGGCCTGCAGGCTGCGGGTGGGATGCGCCTGTGCCACTGGTTCCACAAGACCGCCATCGGCCACGCGTCGGGTGCCGACGTGAAGACCGACATCTCGTGGCACGGCGACCGCGCGGCGCATTTCGTCAACAACATGATGAGCCAGGGCGCCGCCCTCATCGACCCCGCGGGTGTCGTCACGCTGCGCTGCCTGGAGAGCTGACGGCTTCGGGCCGGACATTTTCCACCACCAAGGCACCAAGACACCAAAGTGGAACGCGCCGGCCGGATCGCGGATCCGGTCGGTTGGGCGTCACGGGGGCGAAGCCTCCTGGTGCCCTGGTGTCTTGGTGGTGACCGTCCCGCCGCGCCGTCCCCGTTCCGGCATCCCGCCGATTCCCGATCCCGATCTTCACGGAGTTTTTCCTCATGGCCTACGCCTCGAAGGACTTGAGCGTGCTCGCCTACGCGAACGGCTTCACGCTCTGGCACTACACGACCACCGACCTCGCGACCGAGGTGGACACCCGCGGCTACTTCAACGGGGCCACCGACCTGCTGCGGGTCGGTGACATGATCCTCGCCAACACCGACACCGACGGCGCGCCCGTCACCGGCGTCTTCGTCGTCGGCTCCAACGCCGCCGGGGTGGTGGACGCCACCAACATCACGCCCTTCGGCACCGCCAACGCCGACTGACGCGGCGGGGAAGGGGGACGGTTTCCGTCCGGAGTCGTCCCCCTTCCATCCTCACTTATCGAAGGATCCATCCCATGGCACTGACCGCTATCGGGCTGTGCAGCCGTGCGCTGATCAAGATCGGAGCGACGGCGATCACCGCGTTCGACGAGGGCACCGCCGAGGCGGAGGTGGCGGCCTCGCTCTACGAGCCGACGCGCGACGCGCTGCTGTCGGCCAACGCCTGGAGCTTCGCCACCCGGCAGGCCACGCTGCCGATGCTGGCGACGGAGCCGCTGGCGGATTACACGGCCGCGTTCCAGCTGCCGGCCGACTTCCTGCGCGCGCTCGGCGCGGGGATCGGCGGACGGGGCCGTGGGCTGGAATACCGCATCGCCGGGCGGGCGCTGCACGCAAACTCCGGCACGGCGGTGCTGACCTACGTCGGCCGCCCGGACGAGGCGGACTTCCCGGCCTTTTTCGACCAGGCGCTGATCGCGCGGCTGGCCGCGGAGTTCTGCATCCCGCTGACCGAGAATTCCAGCCGGGCCGAGACGTTGCAGCGGCTGGCGGAGGCGGAGTTCCGCCGCGCCCGCCAGATCGACGCCCAGCAGGACAGCCAGCCGGGCTTCGAGGATTTCACCCTGATCGACGCGAGGGCGTGATGCCGCGGATCACCCAGATCAAGACCAACTTCACGGCGGGGGAGGTCTCCCGCCGGCTGCTGGGGCGCGGGGATCTGCGTGCCTACGACAACGGCGCGCTGGCCCTGCGGAACCTGTTCATCCACCCCACGGGCGGGGTGACGCGCCGCTCCGGCCTTGCCTTCGTGGACGCGGCGCGCGGCGCCGGCCGGCTGGTGGCGTTCGAGTTCAACACGGAGCAGACTTACCTGCTGGTCTTCTCCGACGGGAAGATCGACGTCTACGAGGACGACGCGCGCGTCGCCACGGTGGACGCCCCCTGGACCGCGGCGCAGCTGTCCCAGATCACCTGGACGCAGAGCGCCGACACGCTGCTGGTCTGTCACCCCGACGTGCCCCCGCGCAAGCTGACCCGCAGCGGAACGTCCGGCGGCTGGAGCCTGTCGGGCTGGTCCTACGTCACGGATGGCGTCTCTGGCGGCGACGTGGTGCGCATGCCCTTCTACCGCTTCGCCGATCCGGCGGTGACGCTGGCGCCGTCGGGCACCACGGGGGCGATCACGGTGGCGGCTTCCGCCGCCGTGTTCGACCCGAGGCACGACGGGTGCCGCATCCGCATCCAGGGCAAGCAGTTACGGGTGACGGGCGTCGTGTCCGCCACCCAGGTCAACGCCACGGTGGTGGAAACGCTGCCCAACGCCAACGCCACCACGAACTGGGACGAGCAGTCCTTCTCGCCCCTGCGCGGCTGGCCGGTGTCGGCGGCCTTCCACCAGGACCGGCTGGTCATCGGCGGCTCCCGCGACCTGCCGAACCGGCTGTGGCTGTCGCGCTCCGCCGACCTGTGGAACTTCGACCTCGGCACCGGGCAGGATGACGAGGCCATCGAGTTCGGCATCCTGTCGGATCAGGTGAACGCCATCCGCGCGGTCTTTTCCGGCCGCCACCTGCAACTCTTCACGTCGGGCGCCGAATACATGGTGTCCGGCGACCCGCTGACGCCGCAGAACATCCAGGTGACGCGGCAGACGCGCATCGGCTCCCCCGTGGACCGCTCCGTCCCGCCGCGTGACGTGGACGGCGCCACGCTGTTCGTGTCGCGCAACGGCAAGGAAATCCGCGAGTTCCTCTACACCGACACGGAGGCCGCCTATCAGGCCAACGACCTTGCCCTGCTGGCCCGGCATCTGGTGATCGACCCCTGCGACCAGGACTACGACCAGAGCCGCCGGCTGATGTTCGTGGTGATGGGCGACGGCTCGCTGGGCGCCCTGACCGTCTACCGGCTGGAGAGCGTGACCGCCTGGACCCGGCTGGAGACGGACGGGGTCGTGCGGTCCGTCGCGGTGGTCGGCGACGTCGTCTATGTGCTGGTGGACCGTGCCGGCCGCTGGAGCGTGGAGCGGTTCGACGACGACCTGAACCTCGACGCCGCGCTGGTCGGCGACCACGACGTGACAACCGCGGTGTGGAGCGGGCTCGGCCATCTGGAAGGGCGGACGGTCGCCGTGGTCGCCGACGGGACGGTCCGCGCCAACGCCACCGTCGCCGCTGGCAAGATCGTGATCGATCCGCCCGCCCGCCATGTGGAGGCCGGGCTTCCCTACACCCACCGGATCGAGCCGCTGCCGGTCAGCCTGCTCGGTCAGGGCGGAACGCCGGACCCCGTCCGGCTGGTCTCCGTCACCTTCCGGCTGGAGGAAACGGCGGCGTTGCGCACCGACCTGGGGCGGGGCTTGCAGGACCTGCCGCTGCACCGGACCGGACCGCAGCCGGCCGGC